TGGTGCAATGCCAGTTCAGCAGGATGATTCATTAGGCTACTTCCTCAACTTCAATATCCACTAAGTCATCGACAACGCTCGTATCTTCATCGCTCATACGTGCATTAGCTTTTTCTGACCATAGATTTAGAATGTAAGTATTGTAGTTGTCCAACCACGCTATAAAATCACCAAAAGTCTTCTGGTCTTCTTGCGTTATGTCAAGAGTTTTAGAAACGTCTAAGGACACTACAGGAACAAAGAAGCTATTGCCATTTGGTAACTTTCTTTCATCGGTTGATGCAGTTATCATATGCTGAATGGGCAATCTCTGTAACTTAGCGAGACTAGCAAAAGATTCTCCAACGAGCTTGAAAGCATCTCTATTGTCAATCTCCCATATAAAAGGCATAGTATCTACTGATACTTCTTCACCTTTTGCGTTCATGGGATTCACTAGCTCAACAACACCAAGCACAACTCGTACTCTTTTTATCTGCTTGATAAGGTCTTGCATCTTCTCAGGCAATGCCTTGAAGTCCTGTATATATCCTGCAGGTTTACCACAATTAAAACCACCATCGTTGTCTTTCAAATCTACATTGAGATTGTCAGACATAATAGTTTTAATGTAACGATTCGGAGCGTTAGCACCACCCATAACAAATCGCTTATACATAAACCTTTGCATATGAGGTCTTATCTTTATAGAGTTAGCGTAGTAGGTATCACCATCGGGTATCTCCAATTTATATGTACCACCGCTAACAGTTTCTACGTTAACACTTTTACCTTTAACTTCTGCTGTACCCATGATAGGCGAATGGTTAATTCTAAGCCTAGCCAAAGAACTGCTCTTAGCTTTCGCAGGAGCTTCATTAGCTATGCCCATAGCTTTCGCCATCGCATTGTAATTGTTCGGGTCTATAGTTGTAAGTTCTGTCATTTATGTTGTCTCCTTTTTAACAAATGAGCAATAGTTATATCATACTACATCTTTAGTGTCAAGCCAATTGTGACCTATTTTTGCTTCCAATAATAAAGGTACGTTGAAGGTTATACCCCAACGCTTTGATATCAAAGACGATAGCTCTCTATTAGTTCTATTTATGACATCAATCACCCCATCTTTTTCATGTGGATGCACATCAATAACAATACTATCGTGTACTGTATTGACTATACAAGACCGCATCGGCTCTAAAAGATTATCAATGTGTAGCAGTGCCAGTGGCACTATGTCTGCTGTAGCAAACGACTGCACAGGATAATTCTTTATCTGTGTAAAGTTACTTATTCTACCACTTCTATTACGCGACACATCGGGGAAAGAAAACTCTCTACCTGATGGTGTACTAATCTTCTGATTGTCTAAGGCATCTCTAGCTAAAGTCTTATGCCACTCCGCTATACCCGAATACTTTTGAGTAAAATGTTCGTAGTAACTCGCTTCGGCTTTAGTCCTACCAAACCCACTTGCACCATATAGCGGAGCAAATGTATGTGCCTTTGCTTCTTGTCTAGAAGTAGGCTGTCCTGCATCAGATATAATACGTGCAGTGTAGGCATGAACATCAAAGCCTGTAGACACTTCTTCCATAGCCACCTTGTCTTGTGACAAATATGCTGCAGCTCTAAACTCTAGTTGTGCAAAGTCAGCTTCAAGTATATATCCTTTCATACCAAAATCAGAACTATTCCAACGAGATATAAACACTTTCTTTACAGGAAAAGTACCACCTCTGGGCATGTTTTGCATGTTTGGGTCAGCACCCGATAGTCTACCTGTAGATGTACGATGCTGTAACAATCTTACGTGTAGCATCTCATCTGGTTTCATATGTGTAGATATACCTTCGACAAAAGAAGATAGGTATGTATCTACAGCAGATAGCCTACGAACTTTACTGAGAAACTCTTGAGCCTTAACCATCTTCTTATTCTTGGCTGTACTCTCTAAGACTTGTAGGTTTACCTTATTAGTCGTAAAGCCATTAGCTGATGCCCACTTAGGTGATGGTGGTACAAAACAAAATCCTGCACGTTTGTCTGTGGCTTTAAATAAATAACCTGCCCCATCACATGTACCACAGCGAGACTCTTTTGAGAATGGACTACCATCCTTCTTTGTCTTACGTACCTTGCCATACCCAGAACAGTCGGGACATTGCCTTGAGTTAGTCCTATACAATCTCTCTGTGCCTTCAGCTATAGCTTGCTTGAAGTCAGAGCTTGTCATGTATGGGTCTATACTATTACCCCACTCAGTTTTATCTTTGACTTTCCTACCATATATAACCCACGATAGTTGTTCTGGGCTGTTGAGATTGACAGGAGTATCTCCCATAACATCTCTCACTATATGCTGTAAGTCAGACTGGAGCTTTTTCTTTTCTGTTTCGTACTCAACGCGAACATCGCTAAGAGCAGAGAAGTCTACCTTAAATCCTCTGTTATATATCTTAGCCAAACCAACAGCCAACTGATTGGTAAGCAGAACTGTATCCATTAAAGTAGAATCAGTTGTATTTAATTTATACATTATCTTATCTGCTAACTGCTGTGTAGCATGCAAGTCTGCCGACAAGTACTCAGACAATTCCTCATGTGGTATGTCTCTAGTAGACATGCCTTGCTTGAAATAATTCTTGAGTGTGTCTTGCTTTTTAGTGTCTAGCTCATATCTCTCTGCACATGCTTCAAGAGACAGTGGCTGTTTAATACCACGCTGTAGTACATACTCAGCAAGCATCGTGTCAAACACTGCACCATCATATTTAAAACCCGACTCCCATAGCCACATCAAATCATACGCAGAGTTGTGACATATGACAGCACCTGCTTTGTCAAGCAAGTCTTGAACAATCTTGTGACCATTAGGTGTGGCTTCTGCACCTGCGTGGTCAAATGTCACGATATGCTCCTCGCCAGTATCAGTCAACACTCCAACCATAACAAGAGTATTGTCTGGTTCAAATGGGTCTAGATGCATCTTACCATCTCGTTTGGTAACTGTATTCTCTACATCGACAACTATTTTCACGATAAGTACCTCGCAGTTTTGTAATCAAGTTCGCAGTGTACCACACCATGCCATCCTGTCAATTTATTTTTAACAACATTTAAATGTCTTTGCGAGTCCTCTTCTTCCTGACCATCTACAGGTGGGTTCTTAGCTATCAATATCATAAGGTCAGCTTCGGCTGCCTTACCTGTACGTGAACCTTCCATCATGGATTGATTCAGTAATACTTTACCTTCCGCATCTGCAGAAAGCTGTGACATATAAAAGATAGCACACTCATGTTGCTTGGCAATCATACGAGCGTGAACAGCGTTTGCTTTCAAGGCTTCGTCTGTTCTGGCAAATCCTGCTGTCTTAGCAAACTTATCACCCATATCTAACAATACAATGTCTGGCTTGAATGTCTTACATATACTCTCAACCCAAGCCATGTCACGACCAGTTGCGTCTTTTATCTTGATGCGTTCTTTAACTGGTGCATATAAGTCACGAGCTTTGGTAGGATTATCTTTAATTTCTTTCATGGTCATACCAGTGGCAGCAGTTAGATATCTAGCACCCACGCGATGATATCCTTCTTCGTTACATAGCACAATGCAGTTAGCACCTTGATGGGCAAAACCTTGTGGCGATGCAATCAAACTGGCATGGAAAGATGTCTTACCAGTATTGGGTCTAGCACCTATCTCTATCAAATGTCCTGCATTCACACCTTCGACCTTACGTGTAAGCGTAGGCACATTGAAAGTCCATCGTGCTTCCAAGTCGGCTCGTGCAAGTAATGTTTCTATCTCAATGTCATCCCACTCGACATTCAAGTTGGGAATGAAGTCATCACCATACTGCTCTAGCATAATGCGTAATGGCTCTAGGCTTGACATATCACCATTGACATAATCAAATCCTAAGTTAGCAATCTCTTCTCCAATGACTTGCTGAAACAATTTGGACAGCACTTCATCCGCTATGTCACCACCCATAGGCTGTTCTTTCTTTATCTTGAAGAACAAGGAAGCGTAGGCTTGCTTCTGTGCTGTAGTCATAGTGGGATTGTTTGACATAAATAGAGCTTCTATCTCATCGGGTGTCACAGTACGCTCGTACTTAGTCATGGCACTGTCGATGGCTTGCTTTATCTTGCGAACATCTTTGCTGAATAGTTTGTCTGGACACTTAGCTCCTCTGTGGTCATCGTAGAATGACCTGTCCATCAAACTCCTAATTAATGATAATTCCATTTAACTTCTCCATATCTTTGGGGTTACGATATTTCAAATCGTTGTTTAACTTTAAGACACGCACATCGGGTACATGCCCACGTAATTCCTTTGCCATCTGCAAAGTCTTCGGTAATGCATCGGGGTCTAATGCAATAACTGCTGTCGAGAACTGCGAGAGAAATCCTTTATGCGATTCCTGTAGAGATGTACCAAGAAGCGCAACCCCAACAAAGGAACTGTAACCAACAACAGTTGCACTCACACAGTCCTCAACAACAACAGCCACCTTACCACAACCTGCAGTAAAAGGCAACCCACTCTTTCCATATTTCTTCCATTTAGGAAGACGCTTGCTGAGAGAGCGACCTGTGGCATCTACTATAACACCATCATGTCGAATAGGAAATACTGCACGATTATCTTTCACATCGTAAAATAATTCCCACTCGTCAATCGAATACTCAGCAGTGAATCGAGTGAGTTCACGCTGACCTTTGTAAGGCACAACGTATTCTGGCATTACAAAATCTTCAGCGTATTCTTTTGCTCCTACAAATCCATCACGAATGTCATTCATTGACAGGTGGACACGAGTACCACCTTTGAGATTACAAGAAGCCTTGTAACAATTCCACACAAGAGAACCCATATTGTTGGTGATGGTAAACGTGTTACGACCACCACAATTAGGACAGTCAGTCCTTTTTGTAGTTCCATTAGGAATATCATCACTTATATTGTTTATTACATTATTAGTATACATATCACTTTCCTGTGTGGCACTTGTAAGTGAGTGT